ATAAGCATTAAGTTGTTTGCCTAAAATCTGATTTTCTTTCCAGCCATCTTCCGGAATCTCAGTTCCGCCGAATACACCAGACGTTGAAGCATAAATCACGCGTACGTCCGGAACAACCTTTTTACAGGCTTCAATCAGGTTCTGTGTCCCATCAATATTGTTAGCATGGTATGCTGCTTCTTTACCAAATGAGTCACGTACACCGGCATGCGCTGCCAAGTGAATAATTACTTCTGGCCGGAAATGATCAATGACTCCTGTTAATTGTTCTGCATCACGTAAATCACAACGTACCACGTCTAATTTAAAGTGAGCAACTCTGTCATGCTTAAGAGATGGACCATACAAATGACTATTATAATTGTCTAGTCCCTGTACTTCATGACCAACATTTCGTAGTCGATTTGCTATTTGTGAACCGATAAAACCGGCAGCCCCTGTTACTAAAATTTTCATATTATCCTTTCCTATATACGTATTCTAACGCCCTATCGGCTTCGGTAGTGAGAGGCCGGTTTTCATACCAATTACCATTAAAACTGTCAAACTCTTTACATAACTCCGACACTTGACTGGCTGTTATCGGATAACCACGCCGCACTGCATTACCGGCAATAGCAATCATAATCTGGTACATTTTATGGTACCACCCAGTTTCAGTAATCGATTGATATTCTACACCCATTGCTTTTGGAAAGAACGGGCAATCTCTGTAACTTGTCCAAGTAATACTTGTATTATTTAGACTATTCTTACGGTGCTCAATTACGGCGGATTGTAACTCAACCGGTAACCGATCCAAAAATGAATTGCCATGCTTTTGTACATATGGATATTTGGCAATCATTTCTGAAACATTAATTGGATTGCCGCCATTATGTTCGAAAATAAAATTATTTGCATCCGGATATTGGGCCGGAACAAAATACATACGGGCCAAATCTTTAGTCTGTGGATCTCCAATATCACCAAGCTCGGTATTAATGGCATGCCAGAAAGCTCTGATTCTATCTGAGTCAACTTGCTCATCTAACCTATATACTAACCTAAATTTTGGATAGTCAGATCTAGATGATGCAGTGCTATAGCATACGAAGTCATAATCAGCAAACTGCTTAATGAGCTGTTCTTTTAAGGAGCAAATGCTAGCAGGGTAATTATGATCGTCGACATCAACAGCACACCAACCGCCCCAATATAAAGTAGACTTGTTACTACGTGTCGAACCACTTTCAAACACAGCAGGAGTAATAAGAGGAGAAGCATTATTTCCACGTTTAGCACCCGGTTTATTAGACAAACCATAGAGTAAACCCTTGAACTCTTCCCAAGAGGACAAGGATAAACGCCTATGAGTCTTATTATCAAAAATAGACTTAAATATAGTTAATTCGTATTTCATTATGGTATTATACACCGTTCAACCAAAAATGTACACACATATATTAACCGAAAAATGATTCTAGATCGACTCTATCTTCTTCAGACCAGTTAACTGCCTCTAGTATAGGGCGTAATGGATCTAAGAACGTCTTATCAAACATCTTGTTATAGTCAATGTATTTGTGTAGGTTCACTTCAGGCGGAAGGAACTGTGGATACGACACGACATTTTCATTGATCGGGTTTGGCATCTTCAAGTACACAAATTTTATCTTGTCGCCGTTCTTGATAACTTCGTACCGATTTTCTAACGAGTATTTTTTGATCTGTTCATTATACATTAAACTACCACGTACGTGAATGGGCGTGCCTTTTTTATAGGTAGTATTTCTGTCTCGCCACTTACCGATATCCGATACTGATCTAGGGAAGGATACCAGTTCCGGTGATAGAGAACGAAAATCATTACGGAATTTGCTAATAAACTTTTGAGTATCGTTTTCAGATCCAGCAATAATAACTTTAAAAATGGCCTCGAACTTTTCACGTACGACCTGCGGAGTAGAAGACTTGATAGCCTCAATGCCCATCATTTTGAGTTTAGGCTCTGCATACTGTACGCCTTCATTGTTATGCACGTTCAGGATATAACGTTTCTTTGCAACCCATATACCTTTGTCAGCAATAACTTCACGGCCCATTTCCATACGGTTTTCATACGAGTTCATCATATCAGCCATTTCTTGGTATGACTTAGCAAGAACCTTTTCAAAATGCTCTGAGCAGATTTTATCAAGAAACTTGACAGGATCTTTAGGGTTAAATTGTTTGACAAGATCGCCCATGGTAATATATACCGAATCTGTATCGATAGCAATAACATAATCTTTCGAAGATTTTAGTAGTTTCTGCATCTCACCGTTTACTGCACGTTCTGCCCATTTAATCGCCAATTGACCGGCCATGGTAATCGATTCTGCTACTCGCTGGTCAAAGTACCGGAACCAACGATTGCCAAGCGCACCGTAAAGAGAATTCATAAGGATCTTGATTGCCATTTGTTGGTTATCCAACTGGCTGATTTTATTCTTAAGTGCAGGATTTTTCGTATTCTCGTATTCCTGTTTAACGTCAAGCATTTGCTTTTTAATAATACGGCGATCATTATAGTAATGAGTAATGATTTGAGGAACTACGCCTTTACGATCATGACTGAATCTAACGCCAGTCGGAGCAACAGAATATCCGTCATAGGATTCAACCTGCCGTGCCATCATCTTTTCAACAGACATATTAGGAACAAGTCCATCAAGCACGGTTTCAGGCGACATATTATTTTGCACGATAATATTTGGGTACAGGGAGTTTAAGTCAAAAGAAACTACCCAATCATGCTGTCCTACTTGAGGTTCTTTAACATAACCGCCTGGATATGGACTTTTTGCTTTATCCGCTTTTGGAGGACATGCAATATGAGCCTTGTTCAGCATACGATAGATGATAACATCCCAAATAGTAGTAGTACCTAAGGTGTCAGTATAGTTTACGCCGGCACGGTATGCCATTGTCATAACTAGTTCGATTAGACCCAAGGCTTCCTCAAACCGCTTAACTAGTTCAACGTCTTTGATATTATAGTCTATGTACTTTTGCGGATCGTCACGGTATAGCGTATGCAAATCGCCATGTTCTTCATAAGAAATTTTGCGATCGCCAAGCACAACGTTGGCAATATGATCTAGACGATATGACTCTTGTTGACCAAGAGTATTGAGGGTAAACTTACGAAATAGATCTAGGTAGTCTAGCTGTTCGACACCTTCTATTAAATAGACCTGTGCCTTCATGCCACCCTTTTGCACAATATCTTTAGGTCGGATACTTCCCCATGGAGAAAACTTACGGGCTTCTTCATCGCCGAATAGATTAATAGTACGATTGATCAGGTACGTCATATCGAAAGTAATGCTGTTCCAGCCAGAAACTACGTCCGGTGTCCAATGACGCCAATGGTCAATGAACTTTCCTAATAGTTCTTCTTCGGTATCGCATTTAATATACAACACGTCGTCTCTGGTATTATTATAGTCAATACAGGACCACGTACGGTATACGCCATCATTGTGTACCATAGTAATAGCAGTGATAGGATGGTCTGCCCGAGAAGGCTCTGGGAATCCACTGTCGGATTCCACTTCAATATCGATATACGCAACATCAACTTGACTAGAATCAAATGGTATATCATTGGGGAATTTATCTCCGATAAATTGGTATACGAAATTATTCATACCATATACGCGGAAGTTATCTACTGCCTCGTACCGTTTAATAAAGTCAGCAGCTTCACGCATGCTGTCAAAAGTAATAGGTTCGACTTTAACTTGGTCTAGACCATACCAGTCGTTAGTCGACTGAACGTTAGATGGGATATAAAGAGTGGGTTTGAATGGTATCTTTTTCTTTACACGTTCGCCGTTTTTGTAACCGCGGTAAAGAATATTTGCGCCGAAGCGAGAAACTGAGGTATAAAATTCCATTGAGTACTCCATAATTTAGATTGGTATTATACTACGGCAGGCGCGGAATGTACACATCTTTTATTCAATAATATGAAAATAATTGTGCCTCAGCCACGGTTGTTCGATATGAAGATCTATGTATGTATGATGATCCTGTGATACTTTTAATTTTTTGGATATAACTTGTGTAGTGGGTGTCGGAATACTATTCTTTTTGTCCTGGTCTTTATTGTTGAAATAAATTCCACACTCTCGGCCAAACCCTAAAGTATCGCAGTCTGCCCATGGGTGGATTACAGTTACTTCTTTACCAAAAAATCTAATATCAGCTTTTTCTAAATGCCAAGTAGAATAGGTTCGAAATAGTCGCTGCAGAGTACAATATGGCCCACAATTAATTGGAAAGTTTTGTTTAGTTAACAAATTATATTGAAAGGCAGCGGTAGCCTGAGTAAATGAGTAGCAGCCCATGAATAGACCAATATTAGCATACATTGGTTCACGTGATAGGGAATAATCAATTAGTTCGCCAAAAACGTCTAAATGTTCTTCAAGCAAAAAGGTATCATGTTCTATAACAAAAAATCTATCAGGCGTAAGTGATTGCATTCTCATAAGTTCCCAATGAGAGCACATACCTGCCTTTTCTGTCGCAGAATGATCTTCTATTTTTTTACCGGACTTTTTGTCGGCATGCATTAAACTTGGAGCCCAGTTATACCGACTAACATGTTCTTCGAAGTTTTCTGAGGAAGGAGTTATTGCATCGAATATTTTTATTTCAGATATAAAACCAGCATCGATGGCCGGTTGAAAAGATGCTCTAGAAATGGCGGCATATTCTTCTGACCGCGCATCGCCTTTCATTACAATCTGGTATATAATCATTATTTGCCTTAAATTGGGCCAACTTTCGCTGACCCGTTTTTTTTAAGAATCAATATGTATCGCTTATAGTATCGGTTGAATAGTCAACACTACAACAAACATAAAGAAAAAACATAAAGCTTGTTCGATATGACGAACTTGTGCTTTGTCTTTTGCTCTACGTAATTTTGCTCGCATTAGATTTCCTCGCTTGGTTAGATTGAAATGTCTATTTTGCGAGGCCGCCTTTCGTCCGGAATTTCCACCTTCAGATATACTGACAGGATTCCATCTTTAAGAAGGGCACCAGCCACTTCTACATATTCGGACAATCTAAATACTCTTTTGAACCGTCGTGTCGAAATACCACGATGAATATAAGCTCCAGGTTTATCTTCGTCTGGGCGTGAGGTGCCCGTGACAGTAAGAGTCCGCTCGATAGCCTCTATAGCAAGTTCATCTTGAGTAAATCCAGCAACGGCAATTTCGATTGTATAATGAGTATCGTCCAACTTAATAATATTATGTGGTGGATAAGTGTCATTAGCATTTTTAGCTACGAAGTCCAATTCGTTGATTAGATGATCAAAACCAACAAACGCGTTGCGTGGGAATAGTTGTTTAACAGTAGTCATTTGTTTCTCCTTTTAAGAAAGCAAGATAGATGCACCCGACAATCGGCATGCACGTTATATATATCTGGTTATTATACACCATTAACACTAGTTTGTACACTTATAAATAATATTTTATGTTGAGGAGAATGGTAGCGTGGAAGACGATGAATTTGGAGATTATGAAGACTGGGAATACAACCACGAAGACCGTTATGAATTTAAACCATTCCAAGAAGAAATGCCTGCAACTATTACTCGCTTAGAGGTTATTGATGCAGACGGAAGATCGTATACAAATTATAACTGCGATCGTATCACATTATCATTTCAAGATGATGGGTTAACAATGAAAGTATTTGTAGACGAGATCGGCGCAGATAAAGCATGGTCTAAACCGAGCGTAAGGAACGGAGATGATTATTAAAGAACCAAGACACCCGGAAGAAGGTGAGTATAGTCTTTCGACTTTAGGTGTCTTGGTAGTATTCCATGATGGAAGGTGGGTAGTACCTTAGAAATATGTACTAGGATCCGGATCTCCTTCGACTCCAAACGAGAAAGTTACGCGTGAAATCTTAGGGATAATTTGGTGATGAGTTCCGCGCGGAAGCCAAACATAATCACCTGGAGCAAAGTCAAAAGGTTCGTTATTATTCACACCTTCGACTCTAAGTCCAATAGTTGAAATAACTTGGCATAAAAATACATCCATTGAATCTTTATGCCATGGATAACTATCACTCTCACGGCCAAAGCCACTAAAAGCAATGTTAGTTATTTTTCCTGCATGCAAAGCAAATACATCTTCCATTTCTTCGACAATTTTTTGAGCAAAAGCTGGAGCAGACGGTCGATTATGAAATGAATTTAGGCCGAGACGCATTTTAGTTGTATTACGATCATAGAGTTTTTCTGGATGCGTATCCATTAACAGCATATAACGATTCCAATCAAAAGCTGACACTTCGGCCTCTGGTGGAAGTTTACCAAAAAACGGCTTCTTATCTTTAATAAAGTCGTCTTTATCGTCGAATATCCCATAACCTATCATTATATAATTTCCTATTAACTATTACCGATATTGTACTTAGGTTGCAGTTCCCAACCGTCCTTATCTTTGTAAGATATGATTTTGATCTGTCGCATTGGAGCACAGTCTTTAACCATATCTTTACTTTGAATATCAATCAAACCCCAGTCCTGCAAAAGTACTGCAATAGTATTTCTACGCTGGACGTCGCTCAATTCTAAATTAGACTTTTTACCATCTAATAAAAATAATTCTTTAAAGTGAACAATAAAGTATCGACCTTGTTTATGGAGAATATGGCATGACTGATACAATATATTATCACGTCGTGATGCAACGCCTATTCGCGTAAGGGTCTCTCTCACTTTCAAGAAATCATCTGGTTCTGATAATGTTATTTCTAACATTTTCAGCGGATTCCATTCGACTAAGTTATTTTCTTCCACCTTTTTTTACCTTATTTTGTATGATAATCAATTGATCCATAGTGAGTAATGGCAAAGCTTGTTTTGCTTTATTTGTGCTATAGCCAAAATATTCTTTCACCGCTTCAATATTATTAATATGTTCTGCTTTTGTCCACTTACTAAAGCGCTTACGCTTACGAATTATATTTATATAAAAAGAATATTGTAGTTTATTTTCAATATGGTGATACCGGTTCATCTCATTGGCCATGAATATGGTATCACTAAAATAAGATAATCCTCTGTTAATCATAAAAGAATTATATCGCTTTTCATTCTCCGGATCGAGGCGCATTAGATCGATCTTAGTATCATTTATACTATTTAAAAAGTCAAAAGGCGTGACTTTTTTCTCAGATGTTTCAACTGATGTTTGCCCAACCGTACTGGTAGTCTTTTTCATATAGGGTCTTCACTCTGTCAATTTGTTCAGTAGTTAATTCAGGATATTTTTTAACAGTTGATTTATTTTCATGTATATTCGATGGATCAAATTTAAATTTACATTCAGAATGTAACAAAGAAAAAAGTAGAGGCAGTTTCTTCATAGAGAAAATCATATCATAATTATTCATATTACCCATATAATAAGCCTGAGTATAGAAATGATTATTACGTAGTTTACCTGCTTCTAATTTATCAAGAATACCATCAACTGTCGCAGGCAAAACAGGAAGATCATCCCGGCCGAGTTCCAGGTGATATGCCCTATTTTCTGCAATATATTCAATGGCAGATTTAAATCTAGCCACAGGATCGCGGGCAACCGCCATCCGTAGACTATTTTTTCTAAAAGGTATTTCAAACTGAAACCCTTCTTCCATTACAGCATTTAATCGGTATACGCGTCCCACATACTCTGGGTGATTCCTATGCAATCTATATATTTCTTTAATAGAAGACATAGCATTTTTAGGGCATATTCTTACATCGATATTAGCCGGAAAATATATGACATTATCGGCCGGAGACATTTCGTATGTTTTTAACTTAGGCTGGATATAAATATCGGCCATTTTAGACTATCCTCATTTGATTTGAACGTTTGCCATAATCTCTGTCAAACAAGCGACGAGATTTACCTCATGGTCAGCAACAAAGCTGTTTTTATATTGGTAGTCGGCGAGAATAAGAACAAGTTGAGGGATACTCTCCGGGGACACGAATCCATCCATGCTATCATATATATCACGGAAAATACTTGCAGGCTCTACGTCAATGTTATTTGATACCCATTGGCGCATCTTTTTAAAATCTTTACTTTTAATATGAGTGAACAGTTGTGCATAATTACTGTTTGCATCATTCTGTATAACAGTAACGGCTAAAGAACCGCTGATCGATCCACGCTGTGCTTCGTTTAATACCCGACGCCAATCCGGGGCATACTTCATAATAAGACCGGCGACTACATCTTTATTGTAGTCAATACCTTCATCTTCCAGTATACCGATCAGGCGAGTCATAAACTGACCGCACAGACTGGCCATGGTCTTCTTATTAAAATTAAATTCGTAATTAGAACATCTAGAATGTAGTGGGGCAATGACCCGGTTTTTAAAGTTACATGTCATGATGAAGCGGCAGTTTTGAGAAAACTCTTCAATGAATCCACGCAAAGCTGGCTGAGTAGATTGCGGATTCAGGTAATCGGCCTCATCGAGGATAACAACTTTATATCCGCCAGACAGGGATACAGAAGAAGCAAACTGTTTAATCTTACCTCGTAGGGTATCAATGTTGCCTTCTTCAGAACCGTTAATGACAATATAGTCTAAACCAAGTTCTTCGCATATTGCTTTAGCAACAGTAGTTTTACCGGTACCGGCTGTACCAGAAAATAACATATTGGGAATTTCGCCACCATCGACGATGGATTGGAATGTTTGCTTTAATTCAGCAGGAAGGATTGTTTCTGAAACTTTAGCGGGCCGAAAACGTTCTACCCATAAAAACTCTTTACTACTCATATAATTTCTCCATAATAAAATAATGATCCATTATATCACGATGGATCTCAAAAGTACACATGCACATGTATTATTTATTTCTGTTCTTTCTGGCCTCCGACAAAAAGCGTATAGTATAAATCCTAGTGGTTGCCACGAAAGAAAAACCTATAGTGGTTAGGGTACCAAAAACTACCGGGTCGGTAATTTGCCACTGACCAATAAGTAACCAGGCAAAAAATATAGCTAGTGGATAATTGATTATTGTTCCAGAAGCAACAATAATCATCGTTTCTTTAAATACCTCCGGATTCCAATATTTCCTCAAAATACTTTCCGGAAATATAATTCTGCAGTAAAACACTTTCGCACAGAAGGCTCAATATTATGAGTCTCTAATACGCGTTCTATCTCTGTAGAGGATAGTTCTGCTAAAGACTTACGTCGTGGTGACTCTGTACCATAAGTGCCGGTGCTTTCCCATTGCAGGGTAAGACGTACTGTTTCATGAGGATCGTCTGACCATACCTGCAGATATACCTCGTCTCCATTTGCGCTGCATCTAGCATAATGCAGACCACCGTCGACGAAATACAGCTTTCCATTAGCATCTATATGCTGATTATAATCATGCTGATATACTGAGGCTATAATAGTGCCATCCGGCGTTTGCAATGCATTACGTATTAACGTATTCATCATTAATTTCTCAATAATAAGGTGGTGTGCCGTACAGGATTCGAACCTGTAACCGTCTGCTTAGAAGGCAGGTGATCTATCCAATTGATCTAACAGCACGGTAACAGATATTATTTGTCGCTAGCCGTAGTTTCGATAGGAAGCTGTTCAAATAATGTAATTACTTGAATTGCCTGTTCACGAAGTTGACCAATAGTCAATAATTCTTCACCTTTAAAGCCACCGCGCTGTACTACAGTATCAATGACCGCTACAGTAGAGCGTGAAACGCGGTTGGCCAATTCGTTAAGTTGTTCTTGTTGTTGTGTCATAATATTAAGATCCGTAAGTAGATGATTTTTCTAGTGCAATAAAGTATTGAATATCAGAGTGAAGACTCTTAAACTGACTGATCAGCTTAGAACTAACTGATACTTCAAATGATTCATTAACAACTTTGATGTTATTTACATTAATAATAAAGTTAAATTCCATACCTTCTGGATATTCGCCGTCAGTAAGAATAGAGAACGAATTTGAAGTGCTATCCTTTGAGTCTATGATCGACAAGCGGATATGGCCATTAGATGGACTAACAGCAATTTCATTGTGACCCAAAGCGCCGGCAGCGCGTTTAACCTGTGCCAAAGTTTCTGCAGTCAAAGTGAATTTAACCTGACATTCTGGCATAATGATTTCTTTTTGAGGAGCAGTAAGCATTTCAGGATCAGAGTAAAAATACTTGATCGACGATAGACCGGCGCCATCAGTAACGGTAACATAGTTATCGCCAAAAGAAAGATTCGGGGTTTTTACTAGATTCAAAACGTTAAGAAACTCATTGAGATCATAGATACCAAAAGTCTGTGGAAACGTTTCTTCAACAGTAGCACTAGAAACGATATTGCGAGCAACAGCCATAGTCTTAATGGTATTACCTTCGTTGAACACAATGTTTGGGTTAATACTAGCGTAGTTCTTAAGAACCGATAGTGTGCGGTCTGACAATTCCATAATATATTCCTGAGGTTAATTTAATAAGTATTATACACTGATGCAACATTATTGTACATAACTTTATGCAACTTTTTTTAGTTTAGAGAAATTCTTTTCTTTTAAGAAGACCAACTTATTATCAAAATGAGCATCTTCTAGTTCGGCTTTGTGCGATATAACAAAGACGTTTGTATCTTCCCCTAACGAATATATGATTTTCATCAGATTATCTACACCATCATCATCTAAAGATGAATCAAATGTTTCGTCGAGGATTAACAAATTTGTTGCAACCGAGTTCTTCATCTTAGCAACTTGTCTCCAAGTAAATAATAATGAAAGATCGATACGCTGCTTTTCACCTTCTGAGAATGAATCATACGTAAAACTATCGCGATGACGTGACCGTATGGTTTCATTAAAATTCTCATCCAAATCAAAATGGACAAAGAAATCCAGAATTTGTAAGTACTGGTTAGTCAGAGTATTAATGACTGGAATGTACTGTTTGATAATTTTGGTTTTGATACCGGTATCTTTTAGTAGTTCTACTGCTACTTGGTTATACGAATTCTGTTCGTTTAATACATATTTCTGTTCAAGTAACTCTTCTAGTTCATTACTCATTGACTCTAATTCGCTGTTTGCACTGCTCATATCATGAGAAGTATCACCCAATGAAGTAATATCATTCTGCAAACGTAACACTTGCTGCTGCAGCATAGTGATACTTTTAGTATTGCTGAACATTGAAGTCTGGTCTGACTGCACTTTATGCAATTTAGAAGTAACCTCTGCTATTTTAACTTCGATAGAGGCTAGACTTTCAGCAGCTTTTTGCATAGCATCGTTAAGTTCTTTGGCTTTTGACTGCGCTGCCGTTTTCTTACTATGTCGCAAATCATCGGCAATGCCCTGATCGCATGTAGGACAATGATCATTATCGTCAAAGAACTTAGCTTCTTTAACTATAGTTTTTATCTGAGATTTGAAGGTATGATCGTAGTTGTTGAATACTGTACGCTTGTCAGTAAGTTTTTGCAGTTCAGACTGGTACTCAGGCAAAACTAAACTAATAGAAGCTTGTAACTGCTGGTTGATTTCGGTCAAATCGTTTATTTCAACGACAAGTGACTCAATTTCATCTTCTTTAGACTTTCGGCTAGCCAGAGTAATAGCAGTAAGATCACGAATATATTTTTTCTGAGAAGCGAGTCTAGTCTGAGCAACATCAATCATATGAGCATTATCAAGTGTTGCGGCTTTAAGCAAACTAACTTGTTCTTTAAGAATAGTATTCATCTTAGAAAATACGTTAATATCTAATAGATCTTCAATAACGTCTCTACGCTGATACGTCGTAAGTTGCATAAATGGAACAAACGAAGATGAACCTAGCACCACAATCTGATGAAAAGATTTGTGGTTCAACTTTAAAATATTTTTCTCTAGTACTTGCTGGTATTCTTTAGCATGAGAACTTTGATCGATCATTTTCCCATTAACCCAGATCTCAAAGATACCAGGTTTAATACCGCGAACAATTTTATAGTTAGATTGACCGATACTAAATTCGATTTCTACGACAGTACCTTTGCCGTTAATAGAATTTACTAATTGTGGTTTAGAGATTTTGCGATGAGATTTGCCGAACAGTGCAAAAGATAGCGCATCTAGCATAGTAGATTTGCCCGCACCATTTGCACCTACCACTAATGTAGTAGGTGCCGATTGCAAATTAATTTCGGTAAAACTATTGCCGGTAGAAAGGAAATTCTTATACTTCAGTTGTTTGAAGATAATCATTAGTTAATCCATAATGTAAAAGGTTGTACTTAATGGCATATTATACACCAAGTAACACAAAATGTACACCTTTATTTTTGCGACTTAGCCCACAAAAAACGACGGACTGCATTATCAAACGAAGTATCACGTATTGTTTCCTTGTTATCATATATGACATAGGATCCACTTAGGAAATCGCCTGGCACAGTTACGCTGACACGACGAGTTACCATATACGCAATATCAAACACGTCTATGTTTATTTCAGACAAGTCCTCAGCGGTAGGTTCTTTGATAGTTTTTTTCTTACCGAAAATATTATCCCAGTTATCTCTTCCTTGCTCTGATAAAGTTTTTGATGCGATACTGTCGCCAGTTATATCATTAGTTGTTGCCATGCTATACCTCAAATTTATCTGTATAAAAATTATCTAAAACTATAGGAGATTCGGTATATACGCATGCATATAATCCCCTAGGGAAATTACTAACATTTTGTTCTGAGTGATGATATGTATTACCATTAATACACACTATACTGCCGGCTTTTGGGTAAATAGTTTCCCATTTTTTAGTGAACTGGGACTTAAGAGTCAAAGCTCCATTTGCTTCAGTGAAATCATCTAAGATAATAGAACAATTTACGGTGTGAATTTTTCCGGATTTATTTGGGCCATATTGGTTATCATAATGCGATTGAAACTCAAATGAGTCTGAAGGCAACTTGTAAACCATTTGGTCATTAAAGAGATATGGCTCGGTTTCTAATATCCAAGAAGCAATACTGTGCATACGAGGAGAAGTATATACCGAAAATAATTCCGGATAATACATACCAGCACAGGCAACACCTTGCCAATGTCTAGGTGGACCGAATGCACAGGGCTGTCCAATTCTATTATTAACCCAATAGCGAAGTCTAATTCCATAATTCCTGCATGTCTCAAGGTCTTCCTTAGAGATCATATCAGGTAATATGGTATAACCGTGCTTTTTATATTCAGAAAGATTCAATTTACGCAATCTCTAAGTTTTGAGCTTCCACCATAAGGTTCGACATTTCAGTTTTAATACGATTCTTATCTAGGTCAGTATCAACTAGGTCGATATACTTACGCACTAATTCTTGGGTATCATCAATTTGCAATTCACCGCCGACAGCATCACCTAAAAATTGTTTAAAGTCTTCAACAATCTTAAGTTCATATATTGCTTGGTTTTGAATCCGGTCGATATAACGTTCAAAGGTAGCCTGATCACCTTTATTAACAACGACGACTTTAACAAACTTCTTATCTACGCGTGATAGATCTTCGAACAAATTAATCTTTTCATGATCATAATATATTTTTTCATGGATCGTGAGAGGATTTACTACTTGTTCAAGTTCGCGGGTGTTTGTATCAAATACGTGGAAATATTTTTTATCGCCACAATCATTCCAATAAAACTCCATCTGCGCACCCAAATAATGGATATTTCCTTTCTGAGACTTAGCATGAAAATGACCGGTCAATACCATTTCAAATCTTTCAAATGGCTTTGGCGACATACCATCACGGCATTCTAAACCACGATCCATTTCAAACCCAGATAGTTCTAAGTGTGCTCCAACAATATCTGCTTTACATGACTCTAAAAAAGTTAACGTTTCTGCTTCATTTTCTTTATTGATCCACGGTATAAGAGCAATTTTGCATCCATCGTAGTCCATAACTCGAGGTTCTTCAATAAGATTAACCTCATTCATATAATGTCCCTGCAGTTCTTTAAGGGCATTCAGATGGTTGGTATTCTTATAATAGCAATCGTGGTTACCAGGAATAATATCCATAGTAATACCATACTCTCGCAATTTTTCTAAGAAAATTTTACGATTATGGTTCAGTGCTTTAAAGTTAATAGTTTTTCGATTGTCATAGTAATCACCAAGATGCAAGATCTGAGTGATACCATTTTCTTTTAGATGTGGAAAGAATACATCAGTATAGAACCTTTCCTGATAATCCATAAAGACGTCAGATGAATTACGAACGCCACAATGAGTGTCGTTGAGGATAGCAATTTTCATAATATATTTACCGGTTATTAGTCTAAATAGTCGGACAAGTCAGAATCTACTTTTACTGCTCTGCGTTTTCTCTTCTTTTCTTCTTTGGCGTATTGTTTAAATTGGTTATCTGCTTCTTTGACAGTATCAATACGTTGTCTAAGCATATCAATATAAGGCATTGCAATATTAGGATCTAGATCTACATCTTCAGCAGAAAACACGAAGTCTTCAATTGGACCTTCAGCAATATATCTGAGTTTGATGTCTTGTTGGCGTTTTTCGTTTTGAATACGACGTAAGAAAGCATACCAAGAAATCTGAGTAAAATACGAAAAGGCATTTAGATTACCTGATCGTGTAGCAGTATCCGGATCAAACTTATCTACAGCTTTTAGACAGTTTTCTACTGCATCCATAACCATTTCTTCGCGATAGGTGTAACGTACGAAGTTTGCCTTATGCGATAAACCTTCACATATCTTTAGGAAGCACTCAGCAATATAGTTAGGTAACATAGGCTTAGGCAAATTATCTTTTTCGCACTGTTGCAAAAGCCGGACATATTCGACGACAGCATTACTGAAGTCTTTATTGTTCACATAATGTGGACGTTGTTTAGCCGCGCTCATATAAGTCATTCCTATTAATAATATAAAGTTACTGCATTAATGTGTATATTATACACCAGTTCACCTAAAATGTACATACTAAAAAAATAAAAAATAAAGATGTACAGAAACTGCGTAACATGGTATAATAAGATTGTTATCTGCCAGGAGACAGTATACCAAATTCAGTGAATGATTTTTTCACTAGTTTCGTGTACTGTTTGATCTGTTTCCTTAGCTTCACTCTCTTTATTTCTCTCATCTTGTATTGCCTTTAAAGCTATACCATATTCTTCACATAATTGATCAGTAGGTTTGGCAAAAGCAATAATCTGATTCATCATTAATAACATCACAGATAAAGGATGATCCTGATATATCATCCAAGTACTGAACGTAAAGTATTTATATCCATCGTTAGACTCTCTCCAGGTAAGCTTAAGGACATTACGTATGATAATACTACCTGGGGTTTCTTCCAAAACTTCACAAACAATTTCGTCACTATTGACCAACTTAAACTGTCTCAAATCAAGCTTAGTCATCGCTAAGATCCATGGTGGCTTTCATATTGATAGGATATATTTTAAATTTAAAACCTTCCTTGGTGTACATCTTTACTCTTTCCGCAGAATGACGCAGTGTAAAATTCTTATAGCTATTATGGTGTAGATCATCTGCAATATCATATAATTTAGTAATTTGACCATTGTCTGACATACGCAGACCACGACCGATTGACTGCAATACTTTAACCTGAGACTTACTAGGTGTAGCAAATACAATATTATGTAAGTTCTTTATATTAATACCAGTTGAGAATGTGCCTAGACTGGCAACAATAATAGCATCCTTAGACTTTTCGACAATACCCCTGATCTGCTCACGGTCATGCGCATCAATTTCACCAGAGACATAAAATACTTCTCTGTTCTCACCGACTAGCGCTCGTATTTTTGAATACAAAACTTTACCATGTTTTTCCACAAACTGGAACATAACCAATGTATTGCCTTTCTGATCTACGGCTAACTTAGAAATAAAATTATTCCGTGCATCGTTTGTAACAATCCAATCGATTTCTTCTTGGTAAGTCTTGCCATCCATCATATGACATATATCATTATGATAACGTAATAGTAGTATCGATATGTCTAACTCGGCCAACGCGCCTACTTCTTGCAATTTTGCAGTCGTAGTTACTTTATAGGTTGGACCAAACAAACCTTCCAATACTAATTTATTTGTTTCAGTACCATCTAACGTACCGGTCATGCCATATCTATATTGCGCATTACGGCATTTATTCATCATAGTTGATAAAGACTTAGCTTTAAATAAATGTACTTCGTCTCCAAATACTATTTCAAACTCGTCAAACCACTCGGCCGGAAACTTATATATTGACTGCCACGTAGAAATTACTATAGGTTTTTCGGTTATCTTATCTTTGCCAGAGTATATCATATGGCAATTTTCGTCTACATCATATCCGTAATCACGAAAATCTTTATACATCTGTTCTACTAACGAAGTAGTAGGTACAATGACTAATGTCTTACTCTTATGATGGATACGTTTCATCGCCCATCGCATAAGGTTATAGATGATAAATGATTTACCAGATCCAGTAGGACTTAATAGTATACATCTTTTATGTTCAATGCCATGAGTAATTGCTTTGTACTGGTAATCTCTAGGTTCGAATGGAGGTTCCCAAGAAGCCATTTCTTTAATCAGCGCTGGGTGATCAATTTCATTCTTAGCAGAAGGTATACCAAACTCAGGGTGCTCTATAATTACCAAAGGATACATTCTATCAGCGCAGAACTTTCTTAGGTGTTGGTATAACCCAACGTTAAGTTCTTTAGTCACCATATTATAAAGTTTTACACGACCGTCCCATTGCTTACGTTTGTATGCGGGCATGTACTTATAACCTGGAACAAAAAACGCAAAGTACTCTCTGAGTTCCTGTTCCCAAGACGGAGGTGAGTGAATCGCCATGTTAGCATGGTCTTTCATAATGACTTGAATTTTATCCATGATGTATTTATTAGCCGCTTAAGCACCGGCTTCGAAGGCTCTCCAACGGATAATATTTGAAATTGTCTGGTGTCTCCAATTGATATTAGTGACAATATCAGTCAAAGTAGAAATCATTACTTTGTAGTATTCAATCTTTTCTTCTGATGATTGAATCTCCGGATCGGCGTCGTAATAGTAGTCCATGTCGCCTTTAAGAATTTTTAGACCATTAAATGGATCAGGTACCCAACCTACACTATTAAGTGTATCAGGATCCATCTTTCCATTATAATATTCCCACTTAAGTTTTAATAAAGACTTTTGTTTGTTCTCTTCGCGCTTAAGTTGAAGTTTGGCTAGAGCCAGTTGTGCCAAGTATTTGGCATGTAGATTAGGAGTAGTGCGGGACACTTCATCTAGTTGGTGTTGTGGGATAACACTATCTTTTTCCCACATACTCAATATTGTAGGTAAATCTAATAACATAAGTTTCTCTCAATTCAATCAATAATTATTTATATGGTCAATACAGTCTTGCCAGTAATCCTTGTCGTGTCCTAGTACGTATGATAACGTCATTCTTGTACAATATGTCCTTGCTGCATGGTATACAACTTTGCCGCTTCCATATTCGCCAAAATAACCAGCTTTAAGCGTCCAGCCAGGAGAATCATCCATTTTTACTAATTTGCCCGTCTTAGGATCTATATACTTGAACCAACCATCTCCAGTTTCAGACCAAGTAAAAATCAAATTAAACGCAGAAGCATTAGCATTATTATGCCAACCAATAAATCCATTCGGCGGATATACTTGAGACAACGCGCTAGAACCTAATCCCAATTCGGTTTTGATAGCCTCGTCTAATGCAATCCAATCCTTTTTATATTCTTTCTGTCTATCACCATAATAGTGTTCAGGTTTTATTGCATGCGAATAGGATTTATCTGCAGCTCCTTCATGTTTTCTACCCATATTAATAATAGACTTCATAAACTCAGAACCGGTATAATAATCAGCCTGATCTTTAATCTCTTTACCAAAGACGCCATTTGTCTTCATATTCACTATATCATACTTTTCTAAATATGTACAACGAAACTTTTCTAATATATCAAGTACTACTTGGTTTTTAATAGCAAAGCTTTGCATTAAATAATCTCAAATTTAGCAAATCTAAATGTTGCATTAAACGTCAAAAATGTAGTATCTCCTGTAGTAGAATTCAGTTCAATAGAACTGATATTTGTAGGAATACAATCTTGGTATCTTATTTCTACGTTTTTATTATTTGCACTAGAAAGTATAATAACAGTAATATCAGAGTATACGCTAGGGCCATCTTCTACGTAACGGCTTCGTGTTGGTGCAGATACAGTACGCTCGAGCCATGCTTGCATCTCTTTATAGCTGGTCATATCCTCATCTAAAATAATACTTAGCTCTAATTCGGTATATGTGATTTTATCGCCAGCCAATGGTACCGAAGTAATCTGCCGAATAGGTAATTCAACCGGCTGTACGTTCGAACCAGGGTGGGTAACTGATTGAGCAAAATACTCTAAGTTAGCATAGTATCCTTTATTGATAACTACGCTGAATCCTGTTGGTTGTAAAAACCCTTTATTAGCAGTAACTGCCATAATGTAACACCTCTTTATATTATATCTCTATTTATATAGAATATAACGGACATAAAAAAAGGGAGCCGAAGCTCCCTTAAAATGATCCTTAAAAGGATTCTTTTTTTCTAACTTAGCTAGCAAGAATATTGCGAACAGCAAAAATTCTGTAGTATTGGTTAGTTTTAGCAGCAGCAAGACCATCAGCTGGAGTAGCACCAACATATGGGTTAGACGCCATACCATAACGAGTCTTAAACCCGATACGTGGCTGGAAGTCATTCTCGCCAACAGCTTTAACCATCTGTAATGGAACATATGGACAGTAGAATACGCCAGCGTCATACGCGTTAGTACCCTTATAGCCAACAGTTACATAGTCAGTAGTAGCATATGGATCGATATAAACTTTAGTACGACCATTAAGAACACCAGCAAAAGTGTTACCAGTGTCATCTACCTGAAGGTTAGAAGACATAGCTGGACTGTAGTCAAGCATGCCAGAAGCAGCAAGAGCAGTAGCAACGTCAGAAGAACAGATAACAACGTTGCCTTTACCGCGACGTGTTTCTTTAGCAATTACGTTAGCTTCACGATCCAACTGAACAACCAAGCCCTTGAACTTCTCTGCAGACCAACGGCCATCAGCATCAGTAGTAAGGTCGAAGATACCAGGAATAGTTACGTTAGACTGTTGTGCACCGGTCTTAGCTTGGCTATTGATTGTACGGATAACTTCACGGTTAATTTCAGCAAGAATTTCTGTAGAAAGAATGTTAGCTAGCTCAGTCTCTGCGTCCAAACCATGGATTGCTTTAAGATCTTGAGCAAGTTCCAAGCTGTATTCAGCTTTAAGCGCACGGCTCTTAGCAGTAACAGTTGACTTCTCAATGGTGAAACCCATTTCAGCGAATGAACCGCCAGTGTTTCCAAGAGCTTCAGCTTCTGCAGTAGTCATACCAGAAGCAGCAAGATCAGTAACACGTGCGCCAGCAGAATCAGCAACTTCCCAACCAGAACCATCAGCTTGCTTAACAGTGCCGTC